CAGCTGTTGCGACAGGATCTTGAACATCATTTGGTGAATCATTAAATGGTGAATCATCTTCAACCGGTTTAACTTCCTCACCTAACACACGCGTTAACTTAAGATTAAGTTCACTGTAAGATTTAAATGTTGATGGATCAGTAAACTCTTTAAGAGAATGCTGTTGATTGTAAATAGCTTCTAACGCAGCATCATCTGCATTCAAAGCCTCAGCATTAGCAAATTCAGATCTGTCATAGTTACGGAATCCCGCAACATTCGAAATCTTCATTTTAAAGTTAGCGCCTACCCACATATCGAATGGATTGACTGGTGATTCATCTTGAAACTTAGGTTGCATGCTATCCATAATCTTTTCAAAGATTTTAGCACCGTAAGTATATAGAAATACTTTACCTTCGTTTTCAGGATTTGCAGGATCTGAAACAACATAAATGTTACTAACGTAATGTAAACGACGCTTACGCTTACGTGCAGTATCTTTATCTGCCTCAATGCCTGTATTCCAAAGTTTAGAATTCATCTGCGACACAGGATCGTCCTTCTGAATAGTAGTCAGTGATTTCTCAACATACCATTGTCCAGTCGGTCCTTGGAAGAAATGATCCCAGTATTTTGCCCAAGGTAAGTCATCACCTTCGACAGCTGGCAGAAAACGAATAACGGCATAACCGTTGCCTGCTTTATCTACCGTGGGTTTCCACATACGATCGTCGCCATATGATTTCTTTTCTGTGGTGCTTGTTCCGGCCGCACCTACTAATGCGCTCATGTCATTAGCCTTAGCCTTTAAGTCTGCAAAACTCATTGTACATCTCCTTTAAAAATTTATATTAATTTGTATCATTGTATATTATAACATACTTTTGCTAAAAGTACATACTTTATTTGAAAATATCTAATATAATCATTCTCATTTTTAAATCATCAAACTTTAAAAATGATTGATATTTAGTTATCTTCTTATATAAGTCAGGCCATAAAATGGTCTCACTTATTCGTGAATTGGCTTCCTCAATAAATCCTGTTAGCCTATTCACTATGCACACAGTCTCTAATGACACCGTGCCTTCCAAATGAAGCTGTACTATTTTTGGATATGTTTCTTCTATTTCCAAAAGAGTATCAAACTTTACATTCGAAATTTCTTCTAATTCGTTCTTAAACAAATAACTTATACTATCTATACGTTTTAAAAACTGTGTATAAGTTTCTTCATCTCTAATCATATCACCACTATATTTATTGCCTGCAACTTGATGTGCAGCAAAATATAACATGATATCATCTCTACTTTTAAATCGTTTACCAATCTTTGTTAACTGAAATTTATCTGGTCTTTTCCAATATGTTTTTTCAGTTACGTTAGTTTTAAAATTATACTTAAAACAATCGTAAGTTCCATTAAAGTGTAAGTTGATTGCATGATGTAATATAAAGGCCTCATATCCGGTCATATAGGTAACATTGCTGAATGACCACCTTGAAGCAAATTAAGTTTCTTTGCTTCAAATTCAATGTGCTCTACTATTTCCTTAGAGATCAGTTTTTTACTATCACGTATATCGATTTCATTATCTTCACATACTTGAATAACTGCATCCATATATGGACAACCTCTATGAGTACGAACATATGTCTCAACTAAATTTGAGAATGCTTTCTTGTTTATATCCTCGCTCATTTCTGCATTCCATCTGCGTCATAAGCTGGAGCAAGAGTAGACCAAAATACTGGTTTCTCTTCATTCTCTCCATAAAAATCTAATGACCATGTACCTTCTCTTAGATATGTTTCACAATGATTTTTATATGCTCGAGCTGAGGCAAATTTAGCGATTGCACCTTTTTCATTACGATGTATTGCTTGTCTTAACGCTGACATCTTTTCTTGTGTAACCTTAATATAACGTTTAACATTGACCATCGATAAGCCATGGTCATCATCTAATGCTAAAACTCTTGGAGCAATATTTTTATAGGTTGTAGGTTTTTTAGCAGCTCTTGCTTTTGCTAAATTTTTTGCAGCAGCTTCACGCTGTGCTTCACTCATCTTACGTTTTGCCATAATTTAAATCCTATTTTGGTTAATGTTAGGTATATTATAACATAAATTTATAATTTGTACATACTAACCTTTATATATTTTATAAATGTGATCTTCAAATGCTTCTACCTTCTCAACACGATTAGGCCATTTAATCATTTGTTTCTCTGGATTAGCCTTTAAGTTATTGAGTAAAGGCGTAATAGCATTAAATAGATTATCTAATCTATCTTGTGTTGTTTCTGCTGCAGCCGCTGAAGCTGTTGCCGTTTGTGCAACATCTAATTCATCTTCATCGACTAGCGTGAAACCAAAATCGAAATCTGCCATATTATCCCTTTAATAATTTTATACCCTTAGTCCAGTTCTCTGCTGCATCTTCCACATAAGTTAAAGCTTTATATGGAAAGTCTTCTTGCATAATACGATTACCAGCTGGATCTTTATACGTTATTGAAAAAAACGAATGTTCACCATCCATTCCTGTTACTACTTGATAAATCTTTGCAACACTACCATCATCTTTATAGTGTTCGCTCATTAATTTGGTATTATTATATTCCATGATATCTCCATTATTTAAGAATGGGGGACCTAATAAGGAAAGTCCCCCAAGTTGCTTAGTTTCCTAAGTTAGAACGATAGACTTGCCTTCAGTGAAGTTGTAGCGTCTGCGCTATCAACTTGTGACCAAGAAGCGGTCCATATACCACGAGTTAACTCTACAGTTTTCGTGACAACAGGAGTCGCTGCGTCCGTCTTGTTGTAAGTACCTTTAAGAGTACCTAAAGTGCCAAGAACACGAGAGACTGATACTTCATTGTCATTCGCTGCACCAGCATTTCTATCATGAACTACTTCAAGACCCATACCAGCTACAGTTGTACCAACCGTTGCTTCCATATTATGTCCTGCTGTGACTTTGTTATGTACCACTTTAGCAGTCAATCCACCCGATGTAATAGAAGCTGTGGTTTCTCTTGTCTCTGCTGCAACGTCTGTCATAGCAACTGCAATACCACCAATTGTTCCACTAGCATCGATAGTTGTTGAACCACCTGATACTTGACTTAATCCGACTGTGTACGCACCAACAGTTGTTGATACTCCAATCTTCGTTGAATCAGGATCATCTCCTGACCAGTCACCTATTTTTAGAGTAAATGCACCAGCTGTGCTCTCTACCCACATGTCGTCTACGCTGAAATCTTTATCAAGAACAACAGTAACGGACGAACCGCCAGAAGTTCCCTTCATCGTAGTATGAATGTCTTGAGTGTACGTACCATGTGAATCTAGTGTACCCTCATACAAACCCGAAAGACTAATACCAGCAAACGTAGCTGCTGATACTGCCATTGCCGCCGTCGCGACTAGTAGTTTTTTAAACATATACTTTCCTTTTTATTTAAACAAAAAAATCCTTTTTTAAGTAGGGATGGCTACTGAGAGTTATTTATATACTTTGTATATAAACGACTTTCTTTTTCGTAAGCTTCATTTTCATCAAGCTCACGATGTTCGTGTAGTTGTTGGACATGTACCATCTCGTGGCACAAGGTTAAGATAGTTTCTTTGAAACTTAGACCTGTATCAATTTCAATATCGTACTCATCATCTTCTGCAGAATCAGTGGTCCAACCTTTAACATTATCTTCTGATATATCTTCAACCTCAACAGATACTAAAACCTCTTGAGGAATCTTCAATTCCTTCTTACAAAAATCAACTATATCTTCCAGTAACGCCATGGTTACCTCCATTCTATTTGTTACTCATACCACATGGCGGGTCCAAGGACCTCTTTAATTCTTTAATAATAACTTTACACTCTTCGGCATTTTTGGAAATATCGTATCGTTGATACCATTGTCCCATCATACCAATATGCTTAATTTTAGTTTCAAGCATTCGAAACTGTTCTGTCTTTGACATTACAAATCCCTTGTGATATAGCTTTATTTATACGAATTTAAGCTTCTAATTCTGCAGTCAAGCATTCGCCATTAGCAAATGATTCACCATAGCCATCGAGATAATCCTCGTGTTGTGCAACAATTACAAGATCACTCTTGCAAGACTCAGGTAAAACCTGTGGGTTTTCACATTGCTCATTAGCTACCCAACCAGCTACATAAAATCTTGATTTAGATCTTAAGTGTGCTTCTCTATTTTCTGATGTAATCACCATTATGTGTAATCTCCTGTAATAATATTATAAACATCTTTCCAAGTGTATGCATGAGCACAAGAATATTCGCAATCTTTGTTCCATGCATGTTGGATCAATATGCTGTTTAATCCAGCATCGTTACCCATTCTAATGTTCGCGCCTTTGTCTTCAATCCAAAAACATTCAGTACCTTCCCATTTCATGAGTTCTTTATCTTTGTCTTCACCAGTGTTTAGAATAGTGAAACCTTCGAATACATCGCCAAATACATTTCTCAAGTTTTCTTTACGATACTCTTGAGCAAGTCGACAGTTAGTCTGTGAAGTAATGACATGGAAAATATATCCATGCTCTTCATGTAGCTTACGTACATATTTAATAGCATCACGCAAAGGTGATAGCCTTTTCATTTCTTCAGATCTGTTGAATAAGTTGACATATCTTGCAGCAGTTTTTTGTGGAATGCCAACTGCCTTTGCGACAGCATAATCACCACTTAATCTGTGAAAGCCTTCAGTCTTTTCTAACCAACGATAGAAATGAAATTCCCAATCAAGAAGAACTCCATCACAGTCAGTTAATATAACTTTAT